TCTTCGCCTCTTACTAATCCCATTGGTTAATTGTTTTCATAAAGATAATTAAATTCATACAATATATTGAATAAATAAGCTTCAAAATCAGCGAAGTTATCCTCTTCTACAGGTTCAGTTTTATTAAACACTTCCCACATAGTAAACTCTGCTGAATCATTTTTATAATCTATTGCTACACTACCCAATAACATTTTATTGTTTAATTGAGGACCTGTAAATCCATTGCTAAATATTGCTAGATTGCTAAGTATACCATTGTCATTTCTTATGCTAAGTAAATTGCCGTTAAACTTTGTTCTAGGAATGTAACGCTGGAACATATAAGTCTCAGTAATTTGTTGACCTAGATTATCATAAACAACTCCGGGAATACCAGTATTATAACCACTGCCAAACTCCCAAGTAGTGCATTTATCTTGTAGTATGCCAGTTTGTGATGTTAAAAATAATGTTCCCGATATTGATGAACGCTCACTATTATCAATCATTATTTCATAATCATTAATGTTGTTTAGCTTTTTAGATTGGCTTGCATTGTGTGTATGTCCAATAACTTGACCTTGACCAGCTACTTCCCAATTAACTGTTAGTCTTAAATCTTTATAATAAGTTTCTAAACCAGGTGTAACTATTGCTGTAGCTGGTGTAAGCTTTATGCTCATTAAGCTATCAATTGGAACTCTATTTGCTTTATATGTAACTGTATGCCATTCATTAGCATTATCTCCAGTATTAATTTGAAAAGTTAAATTAGCAAGTGAATCAACAGTTGTCCATGATCCATCATTTTTTAAATAATAAGTTGTAGTGCCATCAGTTATACTTACTCCTTGATAAAATATAAATGTAAAAAAACCAGGTAAAGAATCGTCTGTTCTAACTTGAAATGACCATTCAAAAGTATCGTCTTTTTCTAATGCTATAGGACTAGACAAGCCTGCACTATTACTAACTGTTCCAACATATCTATCAATCTCTTCATTATCTGAATTAGTTACAACCCTTAAAAAGAAATTACCTTCAAATAAAGCCTCCCAACATGGAACTGTATAATTTCTTATTGTATTACTCCCATCTGCATAAGTGCTAATTAAAGCACCTAAATCCGTAAATTGGCTATTACATAACAAATCCTCAGGCTGAACATAATTAAACGTCTCTAATGTCCTCCTATACGGTCTTATAATAGATTTTAATAAACCTGTCTCAACTTTATCATCTGAATTAATTACAAAAGATTTATTAATTGAAAATTGACCAAAATATGCAAATGTTGTCTCTTCGTATCTGTAATAATCTATTGTTGTATCATCTTGCTCAAAATCCAAAAATAAATCAGGATAGCGCACTATCCACCATGAGTTAATAGATTGAAAGCATGACATGTTAAAACGCTTCATAATTATCTCCAATACCTCATAACAACTCATATACTCATTATTCTTTAAAAATGTATTGCCTAATAAGGTTACATCTTCAAGCATTCTAGTTTCGCCAGTATCTAAAAATATTTCTCCGTTGCTTGGAGTAATGTGAGAATAAAATGATAATGTTAAATCTAAATAAGTAGAACGTAAACATAATTTTATAAAAGTTAACAATGGAATGTAACCCTCTAATGATACTACTTCACGATACGTTATATCAAATGTACCTATCACTAATGCTGGTATTTCTTCAACTATTTGAATACACCATCCAGTGTATACTAAATCAATTTCACCCAAATTAGCAACCATTGTAAATGGTGTACCATCTATTGTAAATGTTTGACCAGGTTGCACATCCCAAGTAGGCACGTTTATTACAATATATGGACCTGCAGGATTAAATACACAGCTTACATCTGTTAATGTAGTTACATCACCAAATAAAAAAGCTGCTCTATCTAATGTAATATCTTTTATTGTTCCTAAGTTATCGGATGCCGTTAGTGTGATTGTGTGTACAAAATCTACTTGCACCTCACTGCAATCATCTTGCAAAATATAACCGTCAAACAAAATTGTATTTGAACCTAATACATCATCCCCAATAAGCTTAACATTATACTCATTATCATTATCCGAATAAAAGTCTAGTAATGATATGCCATTAGCTGTAGTAAGATTAATTGTTAATGTGCTTCCTTTAATTGGTGCCAATGGATCATCTTCTTGCCACTCTTGTACAACTGGTGTAGATGCCAATACATAATTAATAGGATCACCACTATAACTATCTTGATAGATATTTACAATATATCTGCTATTACCATTTCTAATCGAATCAAATGAGCTAGTGTATTTTAATCCCATTATGTTGTACGTGCATAAGTAGCACTATATTTTTTGTTACTAAAATAAATATCTTGACCTCTTAAAATGCCGTAAATCTCTAATCCACCAGTTAAACCACCTAACATGTTAGATGTTTGAGCTGCAGGAATTACTTGACTACCTCTAGGTAAGCTTATCATCTCCGGTCCACGCTCACCTACTAACGCTAAGCCACCAGGTGCGTTACGTGTACCAACTGCAAACCTATTTTGTGGTGCTGTAGCATTTTGAATTAATGAACCTAATGCTACTAATGCTATACCTGCTGCAATTGCTGCAAATGGATTAGTAAAAATATTTTTTAATGCTAATTTTGCTGCTATAGCTAATGATCCTATTTGTATTAATTGTTCCCCTAATTGTTTTATAACTCCTCCTAATTGTTGAAAAATACCTTGAAAAATATTTCCAAAATCTGTAGCACCACCTATTGCAGCACCTAATGCTTCACCTAAACCAACAGCAATAGTACTAAAGGAATTAGCTAACGCATTTGATAAAGCTTCTGCAATATTAACACCATCTTTCTTTATATTATCTATACTGCCTTCAGGTATCTCAAAAGGTATTGCAATTGGTGTAAGATTTATTTCCTCTTGTAATGACTTGACTAAATCTTCAGGCTTTACTGCATCTAATGACCTTTTTAATGCGTTTAATTCAAATACTAATGGAAGTGTGAAAGTTGCTCTAGCATTAAACTTTTTTACTGCTAATTGTATAAATGATTCAAATGATTCAATATTTTTCTTAACTGCAGGCTCATTAAATAATGTTGCTAATTTTTGGTTATTAACAAGCTCTTGTATAAAATTACGATACGCATCAGAAATTGTCTCAATTGATTTTTTTGATTTTTTTGCACTCCTTGCTCTTTCAGCTGCAGCCCTTTGTTCCTCAATTGTTGCCGCTCTGTTTATTGCAGCCTGTAATTCCCTAGCTGCTTGTAATTCATTCTCTTTTTTTATTGTTTGATTAACAACATCTAATCCAGCTTTTAAAGCTTGATTGTATTGTTCCTCAGTTTTAAATGCACTTCTAACTATTTCTTCATAATTTTTAGATGCCTCTCTTCTAGCATCTGTTGCCTTAACTAACTCCTCAGATATTGTAATAAATTTAGCTTGACGTTGTAATACTCCTTGCTCTGTTTTATCCTCAAATCTTGCAACAATGTTTATGTCATTTAACTTTGCTGATGATTCTGCAACACTAATAAAATTATTTAACTCATCAGTAACTGCATTTAATTCTCTTTTTAATGCCTCTAAATCTTTCTTAAATAAATCTGAATTTTCTTTAGCATCTTTACTGCCTCTACTCCACGCTTGTAATCCAATCTGAGCAAATGTAATTGCCGATGTAATTACACCAAATGCCAATCCTAAACCAGCAGGACCACTTAACCCAGCAACCAACGCTTTTAACGCTCCACCAGTGCTTCCTGTCTCTGCTTTTAATCTGCCAAATGATTCAACTAATGGATTGATGTTGTTTGCAATACCTATAAAGCCAAATGGAGCATCCTGTGCTATTCTAGATAGATTCTGTAATGATTGCCCTGCCTGTGCAGAACCAGCGTTTAAATTGCTCTTTAAAGCATCACCAGTCTTCTTAGCTTCTGTAGCTGTAGTCTTTAAAGCATCACTTGTATTCTTAAGACCTGTGCTAACCTTGTCAAACCCAGTTGCCGTGACTATTATCTCTATCTCTTCTGCCATTATTTAATCTTTAATTTGTGTCGCTCTAAAATAGCTTTGTATCTATCTGATGTCATTGGCTGTACCTCACTCTTATCCTCTTCCTCCATTGGCCAAAACTTATTTATTTTACCTATTGCCTTACTTCCTGCCATTGCTTCTGCTATGCGAAAAGAGGCAAAACGAATGACCATAGCCGATTCCTTTTGCCTCTCTTGATATCCCTCACACGCTGCATAAAACTCATGAGGCATTGAGCAATAATATTCATCTACACTCCATCCTAATTTTCCTAAAGCAAACTTGAGGTTGTCGTAGCATCGCTCTCTATGGCTTTTTTTTTCTCCTCATTTTCTCTTATCTCTTGACCTTGCTTAATCAAGTCATTCCATACTTTTGTCTCATTTAATAAGATAGTAACAGCTTGTATCTGCTCATTCTTATTCTCCATCTCATCTACCCACTCACAAATATTTTCCCAAGTATAATCTACATCCTCACGCTTTAATCTGCTGTAACCAATCATACCACCGTACACCATCGCATACATAAACCCTGATGTAGTCTCACCATCGTTAAACTCGTGAAGCTTCTCAATGGCTAATTGATTAAATTTAATTCCGTACTCTTTGCCGTTTAGTTTGATTTTCATTTTGTTTGTTTTTAAAAATAGTTAATTTGATTGACTCTATTATAAGCCAATCAAATTAACCTATGTTATTAATTAAGCTGTTACAGTTATTGTAGGTGTTCCTTGAGGCTGTATGGTTCCCGTGAAGGTCCCGATAGAATCAAATGCATAGGTTGAACTTAATTCAGACAAAAACCCTGTTCCGCTCTCAACTTCATCACCAGTTACTGGTGTCTCAGGTGCTATCTTCCATCCTATTATTGTTTTACTTCTCAACAATTGACGTAAATCTGTACCACTTATTTTACCGCTATCAGGATCTTGTAAGTGTTGTCCTTCAAAAGAATAAGACAATTCTAATGTACCAGGACTCTTATCAGGTCCACATGCTGATGCTGCATCAACTACTGTTACTGAATCAGATTTACTTACTGAAGTTAAACATACTACTGTATCGTATGCTGTACCACCTGCAGGATCAATGAATAATAACATCGTACCACCTGCTACTTTGTGTTCTGCCATTTTATTTAAATTTTAATTTGTTATGAAATTACGAAAATATCTTGTTTAAAAATCAATATACGTGAAATAAATACTTTGCCACCTAAATTACCAAATCTCTCAGTCCTATCTGTTTGCAGTCTTAAATTGCACATTTGCAAGTCAAACGCTGATAAGTCTAGGTTGCTAGTAGATGTTGGCTTAATTGCCTCTATAATCGCTCCACACGCTGTATTTAATGTTTTGCTATTGTTGTATTTATACTCCCAACTATGTACACTTAATTGTACAGTTAAATTCACATCTGAGCTATTAAATGTACTTGTCTCAGTTGATGTTGCATCATTAATGACACAATAAATTTTATGCTTTACATCATCCGGTTCCTCCCCCTCATAAACAGGAATATCCAACCCATCCACTATCTCATAGTAAGCTTGTAATATTGCGCTGTTTACATCTCTCATAACTTAAATATTGCTTTCAAATTCTTTCTTAGTACTGGTAATGTTTTGTTGACTGATGGGTACATAAATGGCTTTGCAGGGATTCCATCTCTCAATATTTGTTTTATTATAAAATAGATATGGCTTTTATCAGTTATCCCCTTTCTAGCTGCCCACGCTTTTATTGATAATACAAACTGCTCAAATGTTCCACCTGTTTTACCTTTAAACGTTGCTGCATAAGTTTGCCAATCTGCAGGCAAACTACTTACATAAGCAGCAGCAAACTTTCTAGTACCAAATTCAATATATGCTGCATACTTTGCTGATGCTACAACACTAGCTGAACCATTGCCATATCTTGGACTTATTGACCTTAATAATAAACCTTCATCACTACTATTTGCACTAACTAACATCTTTGCATTTGTTGCAGTTTCATCTGCCCATGCATTCAATTCAGCCTGCACCTCTACCTTAGCATCTTTAGCTAACTTATCCATTTTCTTAATCAGCGTATCTAAGCCTTTTACTTGTAACTCCATTAGTAGTATAATATTGTTGCAACCTCGTTAACTTCAAAATAAGCACCCCATGTAAACTCACCTGTAGCACTATTATACAACACCTCTTTGCCTACTGGACTGCCTG